TGCCGGGAGGCTTTTTCCCTCCGCCCGCCAGCGCCCGCTCCGCCCACTCCGGCAGCGGCTTGCTGTACGACTCCTCGTGCGCCTCCTGGTCGAGCGCCTGCACGAGCTCGTCGAACTCCTCGAGCAGCGCCTCGGTGGCCTGGATCGCCTCGCCCGCTTCCTCGGCGGCGTCGGCGTACTCGCGCAGGTCTTGCGCCAGGCGCAGGGCGATGTCGAAGATCTGGTCTTGTTGTTGGGCGTTCATCAGAAGGGCACCTCTTCCTGGAATTGATCGCAGCCGTGCGCCTGGGCCTGCTTCGGTACGTCCGCGCCCCAGTGGTTGCAGAAGGCGCGCTCGCGGAAGTGCTCGCAATAGCAGCAGGCCGTCACGGATCCGTGCGCCTCGAGGTCGGCAGCCAGGTCACGCAACATGCCGAGCGTCCGGGCCTTGGCTTCGGGTGTCAGGGTCAAACTCATGTCTCAGGATCTCCGGGTACTTGCCGCGTTCGCGGACCTGAATGCGCTTCGGCGTGGCCAGGACGTGACTGTTCGCCCGGGCCTCGTCGATCGTGCGGGGAATGGGGAGGTCGGTACGCTTGATCCACCAGAGGACGGCTTTCTCCCGGGCGTAGCCGGAGTGCTCCAGGCACACCCACTCGCGGAAGGTGCGCAGGCCGCACTGGTAGGTGACGCGCAGGGTCGGCACGCCGCTCTTGCCCTCGTGCCTGGCATAGTGGATGTGGCTCACGTCGAACCAGGTGTCCGGCGCCTGCTCGCTCAGGACCGGTGCGTCGAAGGCAGTGCCGAAGTGGGCCGGACCGCGCTCGGGCTCTGGCCATTCGTACCCGCACTCGGGGCACTCACTGATCTGGATCGGCGAGAGCGTCTGGCACTCGGGGCACTCGCGCACCGGGGCGCCGCGGGTCGCCTTCTCGCCCGGGCGCTTGGGCGGGCGGATCGCATCGATGGGTCCGTGCTCGAGCACGTTGCCGGCGAAGTCCAGCACCAGGCACGTCTCTTTCGACGGGTGCAGGCGCAGGCCTCGGCCCACCTGCTGGTAGTAGAGACCGGCGCTCTTGGTCGGGCGCATCAGGATCACGGCATCGACGTGCTGGGCGTCGAACCCTTCCGACAGCACGTTGACGTTCACCAGGGCCCACAGGCGCCCGGCCTGGAACTCGCCGATGCGGGCATCCCGGTCCCGGGCCGGCGTCTTGCCGTCGACCATCGCGCAGGCCACGCCACGGCGGGCCAGGGCCTCGGTGACGTGCTTGGCGTGCTGGACCCCGGCGCAGAACACGATCCAGGCGCGCCGGTCGTGACAGAGGCTCACGATCTCGTCGCAGGCGGCCTCGACCACATCGTCGGTGTCGACCGCGGCCTCGAGCTCGCGGGCGATGTACTCGCCCTGGCGGATGTGGACGCCGCTGATGTCGGCCTTGGTCGCGCCGGACTTGCTGACCAGGCGGCAGAGATACCCTTCGCGGATCAGGTCGCCGACGTTGGCGTCGTAGACCACCTGGTGCAGGATGTGCCCCGGGTCGCACACGGGCCCGCCGCCCAGGCGGTAGGGCGTGGCGGTCAGGCCGCAGACCCGCAGGTGCGGGTTGATGCGCAGGCACTCGGCAATGAATTCCCGGTACTGCCCCTCGGCCTTGAGCGGGATCCGGTGGGCCTCATCGATGAGCAGCATGTCAAAGCGCCCAAGCTGCAGGGCCTTTCCCGCGACCGACTGGATGGACGCGAAGATCACCGGGTCGAACCGATCCCGGCGGCGCAGGCCTGCGGAGTAGACGCCGATCGGGGCGCCCGGCCAGTGGCCGGCCAGCTTCTCGGCGTTCTGCGCGACCAGCTCGCGGACATGGGCCAGCACGCAGATGCGGGTGCCGGGCCATGCCGTCAGGGCCTCGCGGATCATCTCCGCCATCACGATCGTCTTGCCGGATCCGGTTGGCAGCACCACGCAGGGGTTCCCGGCGTTGGCCCGCATCCAGGTCCACACGGCATCAATCGCCTCGCGCTGGTAGGGGCGGAGGTTCATACCGTCACCTCCGCTCCGAACAGTTCCCGGGTGGTATCGATCACCTCGTCTCCAACCATCTCCGGCACCAGGCCCTGCAGCTCACGGCTGAGATAGCTGCGCTCGCCCTTGGGCCCGTTGCGGAAGGTGGATCCATCCTTCAGGCGGTACTCGACCCAGTTCTCCGCGGGACTGGCGTCGACGGCCTCGCCCCAGCGGGACAGCAGGGCCGGGATGTACCGGTGCCCGTCGCAGGCCTGGCGCTGCGCCTCGACGGACAGGTCGTGACCATGCAGGGCGCAGGACCAGCGGCCGTCGCCATCCATCTCCGGTGTGGCATGGGCGCAGGTCCGGCAGGTGACGGCCGGCAGGGCGTTCGTGTGGCAGACCGCGTGCGCCGGGCACCACTTGCACTCGTACCAGGACGGGTCGTTGCTGATGCCCGGCAGGGGCTCGGCCGCCGTGATGACCCGCTCGGCCTTGGCGCGCAGCCGGCGGGCCTCGTCCAGGTCTGCGTCCGTGCGCAACGATTCGATGCTGCGCACGCCCGGGCTGGAGCATGTGAGGTAGTGGCGCGTCGTCTCCGAGTACGCCATGTAAAGGATCGCCTGGGCGTGATAGACCGGATCCCAGGCCTTCAGGGCCTGCTTCTCGCCCTTGTCGGCCTTGGCCTTGGAGAGCTGTGCGACCTTCTTGTCGTTGGTCGCCTTGGCCTCCCAGACGTGCAGGGTGGTCGGCGCCTGGTGCAGTCCCGAGATCATGCCGTCGGCATGGCCCCGGAAATGCCCGCCCAGGTCGACGAACCCGAACTGCTGCCCGGTGCGCGGATCCCGGGTCAGGAGGCGGATGCCAGGCGCCAGGCGCAGGTAGTCGGCCATCACGTCCTCAGACCGGTGGCCGTCGTTGATGCGCATGATGGAGTCCGCGCCCATCCGCTCCCGGGCCGCCCAGCGGAATCCGTACCAGAGCTGGCGCTCGCACGCCTGCCCGATGCCGGACATGCCGAGGTAGGGCCGCGCCTGCTCGGCCTGCGCACGCGCCTCGAGGGCGCCACGCAAGGCCTGCAGGGTTGGATCCGGATGGACGGGGATGGCGACCATTACGCCGGCTGCCGAGCCCAGGAGGGCGGCTGGTTGGCCGGACGGGATTGCTGCTGCGCAGGCGGGGCGAACGGGGCGGGCCCGGGCGTGGCCGCGGCCTTGGGCTGGCCCTCGGCCCGGCGCCAGGACTTGATGACGTTCGAGGGCGCGTAGTTCGGATCCCGCTGCTCGACATCGACCTTGATGACGTGCGGGATGTTGTGCAACTGCGCCGAGTCCTGCACCTGAAGGACGCCGCAGGCGTGGCAGATCGAGGAGAGCTGGCGCTGCGCGATCTCGACCGCCTTCTCGTTCGGGTTGTCGAGGTTCAGCCGGGCCCAGGTCAGGCGCCCCTTCATCGGGCCGTCCGCGACCCGGTAGGTCAGCTTCAGGAACTGGCCGTTGTTGCTCTTGGTCGGCTCCATGTCGGAGTCGATGATCTCCGCCAGGTACTCGCCGGCCGGCAACGGATCGCGCGGCTGATCGGGCTCCACCTGGGAGGCGTCGAAGGTTCCACCGAGAAATGCCATGCTGATTGCTCCTTACGCCGCTTCGGCGCTGTTGGGTTGGGTCTGAAATGCCGCGATGAAGGCCTCCCAATCGAGCGGCAACGGATCGGGCAGGGAGTAGCGGTTCTTGGCCAGGTAGGCCGGGGTCTCGTTGGTGCGCAGGATTCGCCGGCCGGTCGTGATGCCGCGGGCCCGGTTCTGGAAGCCGACGTTCTCCTTCTTGATCTGCGTCTCCAGCTGCGCGAGGCCCAGCACGTCGGCCCACTCGATCACCAAGGCCGAGGCCAGGCGGTGCAGCTTCAGCAAGATGCGGTCGTAGGCCTCGGACTGCGGGTCGTCGTAACGCTTGACCTCGCTGTGCGCGATCAGGATCGCGGCCATGCCCCGGGCGCGCAGGGCACTGATCTTGTCGAGGATCCGGCGCCAGTAGGTCAAGGCCTCGACGTAGCCTTTCCCGTAGCCGAGCTCCTCGACGCTCTTCTTGCCGTGGTCGGCGGCGACCTGGGCGTGCACGATCGCCTCCAGCCAGTCGAGCGAGTCCAGCACCACCGTCTGGTAGTCGTGCTTTTCGTTCAGCAGGGCATCGAGGGCGGCCTCGGTGTCGGCCACGCTTTGCAGGAGCGGGAAAGCCTCGGCCTCGATGCCGGACAGGCCATCCTCGAACGGCAGGAAGATCGGCTTGAAGGCGTTGGCGGCGAAGGTCGACTTGCCTACGCCTCCGGATCCGTAGACGACGATCCGGGGCGGCTGGCTGGCGCGCTCGGTCTTGCTGATGCTGGCAAGGGATATGGCCATCAGGCGGCCTCCTCTTCGATGCGGGTGAGTTTCACGGCGGGCTTGGCCGGCTTGGTGGTGATGGCCGATGCCAGCACCTCGTAGACGTCGGGCCTGTATTGCTGGCAGGCGCGCAACTCCTTCAGCACCAGGTCCGGTTTCCAGCGGATCACCTTCGCGCCCACGTCATCGGGGATCTGGTGCGCGACCTGGCGCAGCTTGGCCTCGTCCAGGGTGCGGTTGAGCTTGGCCGTGACCGTCACCTTCCAGTGCCCGGCCTCGATATGGCTGGTGCCCTCGACCGGCAGGTTCATGTAGTCGCAGATCTGTTCCTCGATCTGCATCCGCTGTTTGCGGGCGGCGTCTTCTTGGGCCTTGGCGCTTTCGAGCGCCGCGGCCAGGGATTCCAGGTTGTTCATGGAGCTCTCCGTTGTGGGTGTTCAGTCGATGCCAGGCCAGTGGATGCGCTTGTGCTCATCCAGCTCGGCCAGCAAGAGGCGGTCGCGGTTCCGGCCATGCGCCCACCAGCCGAGGCCGAATCCGGCCAGGGCGCCGAGCAGGGCAGTGAGGGCGGCGATCATGCCCGCACCTCGGTCGGCACCGCGTGCAGGGCAGGCTGCCGGGGGCGCATGGCGAAGGTGCCATCGGCGCGGCGGAACAACTGGCAGCCTTGGTCGGTGGCAAGCTTCTGCAGGGCCACGAGCTGCGTCGAATAGGGCAGGTCGATTGTGACGCGAACCATTTTCATCGGGTTGTCCTCGAGTGGCGTTTGGATTTGTTGGCGGGCGCGCTTACGCGGCGTTCACGAAGTGGCGCGGCACGGTCAGCGTGTGCTGGTCGACACGAACCTGCACCAGGCGCTGGTTCGCGGTCAGCACGGTGCCGGCCTTCAGGAGCGGGTTGTGGTCGCGGAGGCTGGTGCCGACGCGGACCCAGACGGCTGTTCCCGGAGTCATCACGGCGTCTCCGTAGTGGCGGCCTCGATCGCGGCCTTGATAGCCTCGTCGATCGCCTGCGCCTGGAAATAGGAGAGGCTGGCCTGCGGCAAGCGCTCCTGCTCGGTCTGCGCGTCGCCTGCCTGTTCGTACTTGCTCTGGACCTTGAGCATCGCGCCGAGAATCGGGGCGAACTGTCTGAGGGTGATGTCGGGCATGGCGTGGGCTCCTGGTGGTGCGCTGTTCTCTTGGCAAAAAGAATGAACCAAAAGTTCAGACGTGTCAACAGGAAAATGCACTTTTGGTTCAAATTCCACGCAAGCGTCTGCGCAGCGCGATGCGCTGGTCCGCGTTTCCGGGGAAAATCAGGACGTTGCTACGCGACGTCTCCGTCGTCTGGGCCTGCCTGGCCGCGAAAGACATGGGTGATCTTGAGCACGTTCTCTCGATCCTTTTCCGTCAGGCCTCGCAACTCCTCTATGTGCTCGCGCTCCTCCCTGGTCAGAACACCAGGCTGCCCGCGCCCGGTCGCCAGCCAGTCGAAGCTAACCTGCAGGCGTTCTGCCAGTTCGATCATGCGGTCAAGCTGGGGGAGCTTTGCGCCAGTCAGCCAGTTGCTGGCCGTCTTTGCGCTGACTCGCATCTCATGCGCCAAGCGATCGGCCCTGCCTTTCTGCATTGGCGGATAGCGCGCTGTATCGAGGGCGCGGGCGAGCCGAGCACTGAATTCCCGGCGCTGACTTTCCGATTCCGTTCGCATACCGGAATCGTGTTCCGAATGCCCGGAACTGTCAGTGCCGCCGTGTCGTTGCAAATTTGAACCGGAAGTTCTACGATAGTCGGCATGAACCCGATCCGAGAAGCCGCCAGTCTGGCGGGAACGTACACCGAGCTTGCTCGGCGCCTTGGCGTAACGCCGCAGGCTATCAAGAAGTACGAGCGGGCGTGGGACAACGGAAACGAGCGCGCGGTCCCTGCTCACAGGGCGATAGAGATCGAGGAAGCTGTCGGTGTCCCAAGGCATGTTCTTAGGCCTGATCTGTGGTCGGTGGAGCGTGCCGCCTGATGCCCACACCTCTGTTAAAGCAGCAATCGACCGCCTTTGATAGGCGTACCAATACCCACTTCGGCACCGACTCCCCTGCGGCGCCGCGGCTGCTGGCAGACCGGCTGAAACAACAGTCTGCCGCCTTTTCAAGAGTCTCCTCCGTGGTGTTTGGCGGCCCGATCTAGGGCCGCTTTTTTTATAGGGAGAGCAGGGGGATGGACAACGTACACAGCCCGGCCCACTACAACCAGGGCGGGATAGAGACGATCGACGCGATCCGCGCGGCACTCGGCCAGACCGGTTTCGAGGATCACTGCGTCGGCACGGCGATCAAGTATCTCTGGCGCTGGCGCCACAAGGGCGGCTTCGAGGATCTGGCGAAGGCACGCTGGTACCTGGATCGGCTGCTGAAGG